CCCATATCAGGCTTCTCTGTATAGCACACACTGTTGTTACTCAGTGCCATCTCAGGTGTATCCGACCACCACTGACCACTCTTAGCATTACGCATACGCTCATCAGTTAGATTAGATAGAGAGATAAGTGCTGACCTACGAACACCACCTACAACTACAACCTCTGCAATTTTACACATCATACGGTGACACTCATAGCTAGTCAGCTTACGCCCACCTGCTTCTTTAAATATGTTAGTAGCAAAGTTAAACAAATCAAGTAAGGGCTCAGGACCACTAGCCCTGCCACCAAAGGTAGCAAGTCTAGCACCCTTAGGTCTCACCTTAGAGAAGTCCCACTTAGGCATCTCACCATCATATAGATAAGTAATCAGTTTACGGAATGCAGACTGCCACCCTTCTTTACTATCTTGTACGACAATAACATCTTCTACATCTACCATAGTTTCAGGAACATCAGGTAACTTGCTTATGTGTTGTCTCTCTACGCTGAACCCCACACCAGTACCGTGCATCAATATAAATAGACACTCATCAAATGCTTTCGGGTGGTCTACACTAAGGTAGGCACAGTTGTACCCTGCTATATTATTCTTAGCAAGAGCCGGACCTGCGGTCATCAATGCTCTCATACTAGGCATAACTTCTAAGTTACATACTGCTTCCTCAAGTATCTTCCTAGTCTTAGGCACTAACTCTTGGTTTGTATTTTCTTTTAGGTGCTCTTCCATAAAGTCGAAGTACCTAGCTACAGTCTCCTTCCAAGTCTCTCTTCGATTCTTATCAGGTAGCCACCTTGCGTACCTGCTAAGAGCAATAAAGTTTTGGTAATCGTTTGGTAATTTATTCAATTTATTCGTCTCCTTCTAGTGGGTCGATTTCAATGTTTATCATCTTGCTACCATTGTCATCTAAGTAAGTATTATATTTTAGTCTTCCGTTTCTGTGCATAAGTATCGCATCAGTTATTCCTCTATCATAACATTTAGTACCGTGTCTCCATATTAGGATTGCCCCTAATGTAAGAAACGCTAATGCCATCATAATAAAGTTCTCAGTAGGTATCATCAACATCGTCAAACTCCTCCCGTTTGTCTATTAATTTATCCTCGAACTCGTGTAAGATATCTTCTGTTGTTATATCTAATACCTCACACAAAGTACAAGGGTCTATTGCTTCTTGGACTATACGTTCTTTAAGTTCATTAAGAGTTAGAGCCATACTGTCCTCCCTCGTGTTCTATAAGTTTATCTAAGAACCAACGAGCCTTATTTAAATCTTCCAAGCCGTTTTTAAATCGCCACCTGCAGATGTATTTAGTTATCGAGGCAGTTAGGTAGTCCATATCTTGGTCTAATATAAAATCTATGACCTCAATGTTACCTTGTTTATAATGGTTAGGATTTATTTTATCTTCGTCCATTTCTTTAGTTCCTTTATCTCTTTAGTTGAAAATACTTTGATGTCGTACTTCTCACACCATTTCCTGTAAGTAATTTTATTACCCTTAGCTACTTTAGAGTCGGGGCGGGGCATCAAGAATATTAACTCCTTGCCTTCAAACTTAAGTTGTTCAGCAATTGATTTATATTTCTGTCTGTCCCCACTCCGAAAGAACCCTTTAACTTCTATGTGGTACTTGCCTTTAACAAAATCAGGCGTATAGTTTTTACGGATAGTATAGGCTATCCTACAAGGTTCATACTTCCATTCCTTACCAAGAGCTTCGGAACATTCTTTCTCTAGCTTACTGCGAAACTTTATTGCCATCTCTATCCACCTCTATTACGTTAGGTAAATGTACAACCTGCGTCAAGTAACGAGGTCCATTAGAGTATAAGAATGTTCTTAGGTCTTCACCCCAACAATCGTGCTTATATGCACAGTAACTACAACCAACGGCAAGTTTCATATTGCCTGACTTACCATCGGGTATAGTCTCATAACATCTCTCAGGTGGTGTCTCTGCTTTAACTATTTTCTTTATATTCTTTATTCTTTCAGGTATAGAGAAAAAGTTTAACTTCGACCAGTACCATTGAGACTCATCAGCCATATCATACTTTAGATATGTAAGATGTCCGTTGGTCTTATCCATAACTAACCAACCAATATCTGTCGTATCCTCAGCGTGAGCATAGCCTTTGATTTGGTCTATATATCCAAAGGGGTCATCATTAACTAATGAACCATCCTTGAACTTCTTAAAGCCATAAGATGACGCTGATTTAACATCAGTAAGTACACCATCAATCTTACAGTCCATAGAGCCTTTAATACCATCTACTTCTACTTGCTTCTGTTCGTGTGTCACATCGTGACCCGAAAGTTTAGTAAGAGCTAGTACCATCTCTTCAATCAAGTGACCATATAGGAACTTGATTCTTGTATGGGGCAGTAGTTTCTCACCCTCATAGCCATTATAAGAATACCACAACTGTCTATCTTTCTTACCTATGTTAGACATACGGAGCTTACGTCTATCAAACTCGTGCTCTGTGATATTATCTCTTAATATCTGCTTCATATTCTCACCGAAGTCATTTATTACTTGTTCGACAGGTACACCTTCAGGGATTTCCTTGGTGTCAATCATACGATATATGTCGCTTACTAGAGTATCTGTACTCATTGTACTTCCTCCTTTAAAATTTTATCAACTAACTCTTTTATTTTTAAAAGATAAATTCTACTAGCATTATGGTCTCCTCCTTTAACTGGATAACCTTGCTTGTATATTTTCTTTAGGGTTTCTGTAGGAATTATAAAACCTAATACAAACTCACCATTAGATGTTAAATTGTGTATCCAAATATCTGACTCAGTAGCCTCAATACCACTAGCTTTCCCGTAGCTTTCATACTCTACACAAATATTCCCTGTTTTTTTCCACATATCTTTTTCAGTTTTGACTTCAGCAGTTGTTAGCTTGTCTGCAATAAAGTCTTCCCACTTCTCTCCAAATTTTAAATCTAAATCAAACTTTTTGAATGATTTACCTCTATTGTTTGGTGCTACTAGTGTGTCTGTTGCCACGTTTCACCTACCTTATATTCACCATCCAAAGGACAGTTTAGTTTAAAAGATTTACCTGCTTGAATGATAGAGCCTACCGCTAAACCTCCGAAGAAGTCTGCTTGGTCTTCTCTGACCTCGCATTGGAACTCATCGTGCACATTCAGTACGAACTTATAATCTAAGTCATACTGTCTAGCATAAGAGTCCAACAGTACCAACGCTTTCTTCATAATCACCGCACCTGCACTCTGTAGTAGAGTGTTTAGTGCTGAGTGTTGTGAGCGTATGTGTAGCTTACGTCCATCTAATCCAGTAACCCAACCCTTACCGCTTGATTCGGAAACTTTCTCTCGCAGTTGTTTTAGTGCAGGAGTATTGTCAAGAAAGTTCTTCTTAAGTATACGCCCACGCTTTGCACCACCTCCTGCTACCTCACCAATCTTAACATCTCCCGCACCATATAGGAACGCATAGATAAAAGTCTTAGCTTGGTCTCTAGTCTGTAGTCCTGCTGACTTCTGATTAGCAGAATGAATGTCACCATTAAGTATCTCATTGGTGTACTTATCATCATTCATATAGTGTGCTAACATTCTAAGTTCTAGACCACTAGCATCACAACCAACCAACTTATAGTCTTTAGGTACAGTCCATAAGTCTCTACAGTCAGCACCATAGCCACCCTCAAAACCCCAAAGAACCTTTCCGTCTTTTCCGTGCCTAGTCGCAGGGACTTGAGCACAGTTAGGGTTAGAGTGTGTCATCCTACCAGTCACCGCACCGCAAGGGTTTACTCTTCCGTGTACTCGACCAGTACGCTCATCTATCGCATCTACCCAACTTCTTACCATAGCTATACGCTTGGTTAGTGTCAGGTAATCTACAATCAATTGTGCTTCAGGTATGTTCACAGATTTAAGTACCTTCTCGTCTACGATAGGATTGCCCTTTTCAGTAAATGCTTTGGGCTTCCAACCGAAGTGT